AATGGGTGAAACAGATTTAGTAAAAGATCTCTTAAAGAGATTTAGTAAACTAGTTACACAAAGACAAACTTGGGAATCGCATTGGCAAGAAGTGTCAGATTACATGATGCCAAGAAAAGCAGATGTAACTAAAAAAAGATCACAAGGAGATAAGCGTTCAGAATTAATATTTGATTCATCACCACTACATGCTGTAGAATTATTATCAGCATCCTTACATGGTATGCTTACCAATCCATCTACACCATGGTTCTCATTAAAATTTAAAAACATAGATCTACCAGATGAAGATGCAGCTAATGAATGGTTGCAAGACTCTACTCAAAAAATGTATGAAGCATTTAATAGATCAAATTTTCAACAAGAGATATTTGAATTGTATCACGATCTAATTACCTTTGGTACAGCAGCAATGTTTATTGAAGATGATGAAGAAGATGTTGTTAGATTTTCTACAAGACACATTGGTGAAATTTATATTTCAGAAAACAATAAAGGAAAAATAGATACAGTATATAGAAAATTTAAATTAACAGCTCGTGCTTGTATTCAACAGTTTGGTGAAAAAAGTGTTTCTAAAATAACAAGAACCAAAGCATTAAAAGATCCATACGAAGAAATTACAATCTTACACGTTGTTTATCCAAGAGACAATTACGATCCTAGAAAAAAAGATAACAAGAATATGCCATTTGCATCTTGCTATATTGAGCCAGATAATAAACATGAAATATCTCAATCAGGATTTAATGAGTTTCCATACGTTGTTCCACGTTATTTAAAAGCATCATTTGAAATCTATGGCAGATCTCCTGCTATGACTGCTTTACCAGATGTTAAGATGTTAAATGAAATGTCTAAGACAACTATTAAAGCTGCACAAAAACAAGTTGATCCACCTTTATTAGTTCCTGATGATGGATTTATTTTACCTGTAAGAACAGTACCAGGTGGATTAAATTTTTATAGAGCTGGAACAAGAGATAGAATTGAACCATTAAACATTGGTGCAAATAATCCATTAGGTTTAAATATGGAAGAGCAAAGAAGAAATGCTATTAGAGATACATTTTATGTAAATCAATTAATGATGCAGAATGGTCCACAAATGACTGCAACAGAAGTTGTACAACGTAACGAAGAGAAGATGAGATTACTTGGTCCAGTTCTTGGTAGATTACAATCAGAGTTACTTAGACCCATGATTGACAGAACCTTTGCAATATTACTTAGAAAGAAATTATTTAGACAAGCACCAGATTTTTTATCTGGTCAAGATATTCAAATTGAATATGTATCACCATTAGCTAAAGCACAAAGATCTTCTGAACTGCAATCTATTATGAGAGCTATAGAAATATTTGGTTCATTATCAAAAGTTGCTCCTGTATTTGATCATATTAATATTGATAACCTAGTAACACACTTAGCTGATATTGTAGGTGTACCTGCTAAAGTTTTAAATTCTAAATCAGAAGTAAATGCTATTAGACAACAAAAACAACAACAAGCAGAACAACAAATGCAAATGCAACAATTACAACAAGTTGCACAAGCTGGTGGACAAATTGCACCTTTAGCAAAAGCATTGCCAGAGGAGGCTAGAGCTTTAGTAGCACCACAAGAATAATAACTGAAAGGAAAAAATGGAAGAACAAATAAATAAATTAAAAGAATATTATAAAATGATTTTTGAATCTGATCATGGCAAGATTGTCATGCAAGATTTAGAAAAGAGATGCCACTTTAATGCTACCACAAATGTAAGAGGGGATAGCCATGAGAGTGCTTATATGGAGGGACAACGCAGCGTTCTTCTATTTATTAAAAACATGCTGCTTAATGATAAACTAAAAGGAAAATAAATGTCAGAACAAATACAGACAACTGAGGTAACTCAGCCTGTTGCAACTGAAACAACTATACAAACAAACGCAACAGCAACACAACCAATACTAAGCTCAACACAACAACCAACTCAACCTACTTCTGGTAAGACTTGGAAAGAAGCGATCTCACAAGAATATAGATCAAATCCAAACATAGAAAAATTTACTGAACTTGATGCACTAGCTAAAAGCTACATCAATGCAGTGTCTATGATTGGAACTGATAAGATTCCTCTTCCTGGTAAATCAGCAACAGATGAGCAATGGAATGAAGTATATAATAAATTAGGCAGACCAGAATCTGCAGACAAATATACTTTACAATTTAAAAGTGATGTTGCTCCTATTGATGAAAATGCAATTAAAGGATTTGCACAAAATGCACATAAGCTAGGTTTAAATAATAAACAAGCTCAAGGCATTTTAGAATTTTATAAATCAACATTAGAAGGCTCGGCAAAAGAAATGTCAGTGAACATGGAAGTTGCACAATCAGAAGCTGCTAACGCATTAAGATCTGAATGGGGTAGAGCATACGATGAAAATTTAAGAAAAGCATCGGCTGTAGCTAAATCATATTTAGAACCAGAACTTCTTGACACTCAGTTAAGAGATGGATCTAGATTAGGAGATAATCCTAAGATCATTAAAGCATTTGCTAATATTGCTAATCTTTTATCTGAAGATAAAATTGTTGGTACAGAAGCTGAGAATGTACTTCAAGGTAAAGATATTGAAAAAGAAATAGAAGAACTAACAACTGATAAACAAGGTGCTTATTGGAATAAGATGCATCCTAGCCATAATAAGGTAGTAAATCAGGTATTAGCTTTAAGGGAATTATTAAATCAATAATTCTATTGCATTAATATATAAAATACTATATTGCGATTTCTAGGGAGATTTTTAATTAAATCTTCTTAGAAATTGTAAGACAATTCTATTAGAACCTTACTTGCCTGTTGGAAAGACAACCGACTAACAGTCGTTAAATGCAAGATAGCCTATCAATGATGGGGAACTTTCTGAAATAAACTTAAACTTAACTTAACCAAAAGGAAATGACAATATGTCAAATCAAATAACAACTGCTTTTGTACAGCAGTACAGTTCAAACGTACAAATGTTATCTCAGCAAATGGGATCATTACTAAGAGAAGCTGTGGATGTTGAGTCAGTTAATGGAAAGAATGCTTTCTTTGATCAAGTTGGTAAAACAACTGCTCAGTTGAGAACATCTCGTCATGCTGATACTCCACAAGTGGACACTCCACACTCAAGAAGAAGAGTAAGCCTTGCAGATTACGAGTGGGCTGATCTAATAGACAATGCAGATAAAGTTAGATTATTAATTGATCCAACTTCTTCTTATGCAAAAGCTGCGGCTGCTGCTATGGGAAGAGCAATGGATGATGTAATCATTACTGCTTTAGGTGGTACTGCGTACACAGGTGAAACAGGTTCAACATCTGTAGCATTACCAACTGCTCAAAAGACATCAGTTGCCAGTCAAACAGATGGATTGACAATTGCTAAACTTTTAGCTGCAAAAAAAATCCTAGACTTAAATGACGTTGATCCAAGCATACAAAGATATATTGTGTGTGGTCCAACTCAAATAAGTGATTTACTAGGAACAACACAAATTACATCTAGTGATTTCAATACAGTTAAAGCATTAGCACAGGGACAAGTTGATTCCTTCTTAGGCTTTAAATTTATTGTATCTAATAGATTATCATTTGATGCAACATATACTGACGACAGACTTTGTTTTGCTTTCACTCAAGACGCTATTAAATTAGCAGTGGGACAAGATGTTTTAGCAAGAATAGATGAGAGAGCTGACAAATCATACAGCACTCAAGTTTATTATGCTATGAGTATTGGTGCAACTCGTATGGAAGAAGAAAAAGTTGTTCAGATTCCTTGCGACGAATAATAACTAAATAGGAGAATAAAAATATGGCAACACTTTACTCAAACCAAAAGACTAAGTGGTCTCAAAATGTTCCTTCGGAAAAAATTAAATCGAATGAATATTCTGGAAGACTTAGAGTAGCTTTTGCTGATGTAACACTTGCAGCGGCAGCTATTGCCGATGTAATTCAAATGTTCAATCTTCCAAATGGAGCTAGAATAATTGATGGTTACTTAACAAATGCAGCTTTAGGATCTTCAACTACTTTATCAGTAGGATATGCGGCTTATAAAACATCAGCTTTAGTAGACGTAGCTTTGTCTACAGCTGGTTATTTAGCTGCAACTTCCACTTCATCAGCAGCAAGAACAGACGTAGTAGCAACTTATGCTCTAGGTGCTGGATCTGTTGTAGATGCAGATGGAACTGGTCTTCCAATTACACTTACAGTAGCAGGAGGTGCCGCTACTGGCGTTGTGCAATTAATGATCAGATACGTTGTAGATTAATATAATTTACAAAATAGTGGGGAGTAAAATCCCCACTATAAGTCATGAAAAAAACCAACGAAATAAAAACCATTTTACATTTACAAAATAAAGATTATATCTATCGTTATGTTCTAGTTGATAGATTTAAACATACATCAACTGCACATCATGGTTTTGATAAAGACTTAGAACTTACAGAAGCTGAGATCTTTGCAGCAGTTAAACCTAGACAATTAAGACGTAAATACATTATAAGGAAAACTTAATATGGCATCAGTTGTAGAAATTTGTAAT